AGCTGTGTGTAGCTCTGCTTTCACAAACAAGTCAGTTGTGCTACCAGTAGTTACTGTGTTACCAGTATGACCACCAGCTAACTCTTCTAATTCAGTAAAAGGTGCTGCTTGACCAGTACCTAGAATTGAAGCGTCAGATGTGCGTGCCATTCTACGAACGATTGCGTCACGAACGATACCTGCGATAGGTATAATTGAGTCTTCATCTTCTTCGTAACCAATGTATTCACGAGTAGCTAGCTTATGAGCGGTCAGTGTGACCTCTGTTAAGCCGTGCGCTGCTGTAGCACCTGAAGAAGCATCGTTAAATGCTGTACCAACTGCATCACCATCATTTAGGTTACCAGTTGTTACCCAAGTCGCATCCATTCCAGTATCTGGATTGAATGGGAAGTTCATCACGCGTGCGTTCATTGCCATTTGCTGGAATACAGGTTCAACAACTACACGACCTTGGATACCTTGAAATATGTTTGAATTCCAAGTAGTTTCCCAGTCTGCATCTGCCCAACGAGTTGCTTTCTCAATTAGCTTCTTACCGAAGTCTAGTTGGTCAACACTCTTACCAGTAATTTTTGACGTAATATACGCAGCGTTAAGTTCGTCTGCTGTAGGCTCATTTGCGCCCGCTTCAGAAAAACTCATCTTTGACTTAGCTAATGCAGCTAACTCATCTTTATTAGATTTAAGTTCAGTTGACATTTCTTCTATTGCTTTCGCATAGTTGTCATCTGACTCTTTAATTTTTGCTTCTAAAGCCTCAACGACTTTATCCGCTTGGGTTTTCCCAATTTTTAAACTATCTAGTTCAGCTTCAGCCTTAAGGGAAGTTTCCTTCTCAGCGACTTCTGCCTTATAAGCGTCTACAGCTTTTTGAGCTGTTTGCTCCATAGTCTCTTGTATTTCTTCTTGTGTCATGTTAATGTCCTTAAGAATATTATCCTGAGAAGATTCCTTCTCAATTATGTTTACATCTACTTTTTCTTTCTCAACTTCATCCGTCACAACAGTAACTGTTTCAACTTTTGAAGGTGCATAAGACTCTTTATAAGCTTTATAGGCTTCTTCTGAATCAAATGCTTTTGCTAAAGAAAATGTAGAATTCTGATTTGCAGGAACCGAAACTACACTTATTTCATATAAAGATAAATCTTTAATGAAAAAGGTATCTTCTTCCCTGTCGTAGTCTGCATCTTTAATGCTAAAGCCTACACTGAATGTTTTTAAAACACCATCTTTAATTAGGTTGTACACCTCACCTGCAGCTTTGCTTATTTCAGCAACGATTTCCAAGCCCTTATCAGTCACACTGTGACTAACAGTCGTACCCACTGGACGTGAGTAATCATGGAAAGCAAGAACAATAGGATTCTTTAAATAATCATCCATAGCTCCCTTTTCCCAAGCTTCTTTAACGATAACATCGCCCGCTCGGTCTTTGGATACAGTATTCGCATAACCTTTAATTGTTAAAGGAGAGTTGTCATCTGACTGCTCTTTTTCAACAACATTAAATAATGAGTTAATTTGAAACTTTTTATTCATTGTCTCCTTCATCCTCTTCTTCATCCTCAGTCGGTCGCCCGCCCTCGGAAGGGTTGCCTGCACTACCTGCCACGTTGGCTGGTATGCGTATATCGTCATGACCCTCTATCTTATCTAATCTTAGGGCCTCTCTAGCTTCGTTAGGAGTAATAACTCCCCCGTTGACTAAAGTGCTGTAGTATTTTGCTTTTTCATCTAACTCTGGCTGTAAAGGCGAGAGGTCTTCTAGTACTGCTGCAAGGTCATAACCAAAATATCGTTCTAAACCACTGATTACTTTTCTAACTAGTGGTAAAACGGTTTCTTGATACATCAGTCTGTGATTAGGTCTAATATTTGCATTGTTTCCACCTTTCAATAATATGGATGGAATACCTAGAACTCTAAGGACAGTGTCCTCTAAGTTTTTCACAGACTCTTCAAAATCTAACTTTTTAAAATCAACATCAGACATGTTATCTATCTCTAAGCCACCGTCTAAAACTAGAGGTCTACGACCGCCACTCTTAGGATTGTATCTTTGTGACCAAGAGTTAATTAACCTTTCTTTAACCTTAGTACTAAGAGTATTTGGGCTCTTTAGTACAAGACCTGGTACCGCTCCATTCTTGAAGAATGTACCTTGAAAGTCCCTCATGTTGTACAGCAAGTTTAACGTATCCCTTGCTGATATCAATCGAGATGTGCCTCGATAGATAGATTTTGATGAGTTATCTTGGATGTGAATAATTTCTTCAGGCTTATACTTAATGTCGCTGTATTCATATCCTTTAATAAATGTTTTCTTATCTGGATGTATTACTACATTACTCGCAGGTAAGTGGTATAAATGCACACCATCATAATACATAAAACAGTTACCATCTAATAGTAAATCTAAAAAGATTTGTCGCCTAAAAGAATCCGCATTTTGAAACGGATTCGGCTGTCTATTTAGTAAGGTAGCTAGCTTCTTATGTCTAATAGTCGCTATACCCGGAAATGCTTCTTTATCGCCAACGTCCACCCCTATTTGTGCGGCTGCGTCGACTATCATGTTCACACCTCGATTAACTACTTCCAGTTTTTCAAATGCCCTTTCATAGGGTACTGAAAAGTGTTTAGCGCTAGTTACGCCTTCTCCA